ATCTTCGCAGTGCCTAGGTTGGAATTCCCCACTAGACCTGTCGATAGGTTCACGTTAGCCCAGTTGAGGGCGAACCCCGCGCTGCCCGTGATCTGTACGAACCCATACCCGCCCGCCTCGACATCGAACGACTGGGTATACGTAACGCCTGAGGTTACCGGGGTGTTTTGTACGAAGAAATGGCTCCCCAGTATGGCGGATGGGATCAACAGATCGGCTGTCGTACCGCCTAGACTGTCCGCTCCGGCATCTGCCGTAACAGTGATATTAGTTTTACTCCACGCGGCGTTATCCAGTTCCTGGGATCTTATTTGCGCGTTAGTCCTCGCCCCCTCAAGCAGGACACCTTCACCGAAGATATGCGCCGAGACGTCTTGAGTTGATAGGACCAGATCGCCATTAGCCGCAATGCCGAACTGGTTGCCGTTGCGCGTAAAAATGAAACTGCTGGTATCGGACAGCAAATCAAACCGCCGCTCGGCCGCGTTCGTCCGCCCCAGCTCAATGGCGTTGTACAGTGACCTGTGTATAAAATCGACCATACCCTACCTCGAAAACGTGACTTTCAGCCGTGTGGCTGGTCTGACTATTGGGAACTCGTATGCGATCGGGTACGTTGTGGCGTCGTTCTGGTGGTCATTGCCCGATTTCTTATCTGGTTCGCCGTTCTTATCGTAGACCTGTTGTTCCAGGCACCCGGCTATGTTAGGGCATTTTGCATCATTTACCCACAGAACGCCACGCTCAAAGGCTCCGTTGGTCGCGTTGATCCGGTCCTTAACGCTAGGGTTCGACGGGTTCGCCCGTATCCGACAGCCCGCCCCCTCCAACAACGCGATGTCGCTGGTGCTGGCGTCGACCGTCTTGCGGCTCTTGCCTGACGCGTCCGGGTAGATCGTCACGTGGTGGTCCGGGTAACGGTTCTTAATGATCTTGATGGCTTCCGGCGTGTCGTACATATCGACCAGCTCATCGACCGCGTGCCACTGTCTGCCGCCGTCCCGCTTCACCCAGACGGATGCCGCCTGCTTGGTCACGTTGAAGTCCATCCCGATCAGCAGCGGTTCGCCTGGCCGGATCATCTCAGTGCTGCGGTGGGCGGTGCGGTTGTACGATTTGTACACGGTCCCGGTCGTCAGGTTAACGAACTGCCCGCGCAGATACGCCGATATCAGGTGCTCTGGGTAGTCCTCCTTCAACGAGGAGATGTAGTCTGGCGGCAGGTACATCTCGTTCTCATAAGTCGACGCCTGGACCATCGAGTATGATTCAGTCGGGTTGTTGGCGAACTTGTCATAGACGAACATGAAGCCTTCCGGCGTGGTGGTGACACCTATGCTGTTCTGCACCCCCTCGACCACCAGACGCATTCGGGCGACGATCTTAATCCACGCCTCGTTCGCCTTCTGCTTCGGCAGCGTGTCGATCTCATCGACCAGGGCGCGGGCGATCTTGAAGCCGACAATACTGCTCGGCTTATCCATGCTGCGGCAGATGACGGTCCCGAAGTACCTGCGCCCGCGATAGATATGGACCTCTTTATTCGACGTCATCACGTCAACGCGGAAGCCCATCAGGTGCGCCGCCTCTTCAAACGTCGGATAGAAGATATCGCGGATGCTGGGGTATGACGGCCCAAAGTAGCCCTGCATCGTGCCGGGGTGGCGGCCTGCGAACGTCAGCAGGTCCAGGCAGCCGACGAACGTCTTGCCTGACCCGAAGCCGCCCACGTAGGCGCGGTACTTCGTGTTGAGCGTGTTTAAGAATATGTCCTGGGGGGCGCTAAGCCTTCGGTTTGCCACGGGTTACGCGCACCTCGTCGACTGCCTCGTTAACGCCGAAATTGATGGTCAAAGGGTCGGGCGTCTCGTTCTCGCCGTCCTGGCCGCTCGGATCTTTCTTGAATAGGTGTGGCTGTCGGTTCGTTAGCCAGAACAGCGCGGCGCCCGTGTCGGGCGGGTAGTGCTTAACGAGGTCGGTAACAGTGATGTCGCCCATATAGTTCGATACGTGGACGTCGGGGTGGCTGTAGCCGACCGCCCGGTGGTAGAGCGCCGACATCACGTTGGCGTCGACCTCGTCCTTACCGTCCTGGCACGCCGCCTTAAATTCAGGGTGACGTTTCTTCCACCGGTAAACCGTAGCGATTCCGACCCCAAAGAACTCCGCCAGCTTTTCGTCGGTATAGCCCAGCATGCCCAGCTTTGCCGCCTGGCCTGCGTATTCCGATCTGTACCGGGTGGGTTGCCCCCTCCCGCGCTTTGCCTTAGCGGCCATTCTGACTCCGTGTGCGCGAAAAACTATCAGTAATCATTCTACACGTTGCGCCCGCCCCCCGCACCTAAACCCGATTAGCTCGATCTGGGCGGAATGGCGGAGGGTGCATAGGTGCTTAAGGTGCGCTTACCCCCATGGAGTCCCTCACGCGCTCATATAGCCTCTATACCCCCTATATTACTACTATAAGAATACTATAGATAAGTTAAGCACTTTAAGCACCTAAAGGCTGAGAGCCGCGCCGCTAGTGGCCTGCGCCGGTGCATAAGCCCAGTATTGTTGTGCACCCGTTGTGCACCAAGCGCACCGAGAGGGATTTACGTGCTACAGACCGGGCACTCGTTGTGCACCCTTGACAGACCCGCGCCATAGACCTAGTATGCTGCAAATGTCCTATTTGTCAGAGAGGGTTAAACAGTGGCAATCACGCTATTAAAGCCGCATGAAGTCGCAGAAACGCTCCGCGTTGATGTGCGGCAGATATACCGTTTAGTCAAATCAGGGGAGCTGCGGGGCGTCCGTTTCGGTGGTTCTGTCCGTGTCGACAAGGCCAGTCTGGACGCGCTACTCGAAGCGGGGCGAACTGATGCACATAGCTGACCAGTTACATGCCGCCGGGTTGCCGGTGTTCCCGTGCTGGACGAAGTACGACGGCGCGAAGGGTAAGTGGCTCAAAGGCCCGTCAGTCGGTAAGGGCCAGCACTGGGCAGATGCCGCCGCACAGCCCCCCGCCTCAATGCACTGGCCTTGCGGCGTCGTGGGCGTACCGATTCCGCGAGGCGTCGTCGTTATCGATCTCGATGCGTACAAGCCCGATTTTAATATGGCAGCGATTACCGCGGCTATTGGTGACCTACCACTACAGGCTGCGCAGATACAGACGACCATCAGTGGTGGCGCGCATTACGCATTCCGTGCCCCGGCTGACTGGGAAGTGCGGCAGGGCGATTCGGTCGGTAAGGTGTCCGGACTCGACACCCGTTGCGCGGGTAAAGGCTTCATCTGCACGGGCGAGGGATATACCGCCACGGGGTTCGGCGTGTTCGCCATGCTACACCCGCAAGCGTTACCTCTGCTGCCGGATTCGTGCCGCGCAGTGCTAGAGAAGACAACACCGGCGCCCAGCCATGCCAGCACGGCCACCACGCACACCGCAGAGGACGCGGAGGTACTTGGGGCGCTGCTGCACGTACCGCCAACCGGCGAGCGTGACGAATGGCGCGGCGTGGGTATGGCCGTTCGGGCGCACTTCAAAGACGACTCCGAGGGCGTGGGGTTCGAGGCGTGGGACGAGTGGTCCGCTAAGGGCGACAACTACAACCCTGACGACCAGCGGAACCAATGGGACAGCTTCAAGTGGGACAAAGAGGGCGGGATAACCGTAAACTCTCTTTTCCATAAAGCCATGGCGGCGGGGTACCGCCCCGCAGCAGGATTCGACACGTCGCTTGCGTTCGGCCCTGGCGCCGCGCCTGACGACGAGTTCCGCGCGATGGTCGAGCGCATCGTAAGCCATGGCGCCGACCCACGAGAGATGCCCGCCATTGTTGACGAGTTGGCCGCATTCAAGGGCAACGCCGCGCAGGTAGGCGTGTTGGTCGCTCAGTTTGAAATGTACGTGAAGGGCACTAAGCAGAAAATGCCCGCCGCAATGCAGAAGCGCCTCGATGGGCTGATCGGCACACCGTACCTGTCACCGGTGCCGACAGCCCCGGCCGGCGAGATTATCCCGCCGCACCAACCGCTCCACCCAGATTGCTGGGCGACGCTCCACACGAAGGGCAAAGACAACAAGCCGAAGGGCACGCAAGACAACTTCGAGATCATGCTGCGGGCATACGGCGCGGGCATTAGGTTCAACGAGATCAGCAAAGAAACGGACATCGTTGCGCCGGGGCTGGATACTTCGGGAACTCTCGGCCAGGAGGCCGCGCTGTCATACCTCGACCACCTGGCGAATCTCAACGACTACCCGAAGGCGGACAACCGGGCAATGGCGGTCAGGGTTGCGCACCGCCATTCGTTCAACCCCGTCATTGATTGGCTGAACGGGGTCCCTTGGGACGGCCACAACCGGACAGCGGACTTGTTCCGGTGTTTAGTGCTGCACCCTGACGAGGACGTTGCGATGGCAGAAATGCTGTTTTGCAAATGGCTACGTGGTGCAGTGGCGATCGGCACGGGCCGCGCTAGTCGCATGGAGTATGTTTTGACGCTGGTGGACCCGAAGGGCGGCACAGGAAAAACGCGTTTCTTCGCGTCACTGTGCCCACAGGAGCTGCGCAAAGACGGCGTGATACTCGACACGTCGAAGACGGACAGCATAAAAATAGCCACGTCATACTGGCTCGTGGAGTTGGGCGAACTGGACGGCACGTTCAACCGCAGCGAGCGGGGCAAGTTAAAGGCGTTTCTGTCCGAAGAGGTCGACGAGATCCGCCTGCCCTATGGCCGGACCTATATCAAGTACCCTAGGCGAACGGCGTTTTTCGCGTCGGTCAACAGCGATGCGTTTTTAGTTGATGACTCAGGTAACCGCCGCTTTTGGCCCATCCGCGTGCTCGACGTTAACCATCAGCACAACATCGATATGCAGCAGGTATGGGCGCAGGTCCAGGTAGAGATAAACAGCGGCGCGACTTGGTATCTGACCCCAGACGAAAATAACGCGGTAGCGGCCCGGAACGAGGACTTTAAATCGCTGAGCCCTGTAGCTGAGGCACTGTCCTCTACGTTCGGCCCCTGCAACGGGCAGGCGTGCGGCAGGCACGTAGGTGCTGGCGAGGCGCTACAGGTTGCAGGGTTCCAAGGCACACCCCGGCGAGGCGATATGAACGAGGCCGCAACATGGCTGGACCGCAACGGGTACGTCCGGCGGACCCGCAACGGCAAGCGCGGGTTTATGGTCCCTGAATTCGTGGCAACTCCCGCAACGGCGGCCGCATTCCCACCACTGAAAGAGGTTAAATGACATGAGTGCGAAGCTATACGCCTGGCAGCCCAGGGGGCACGGTCAGCAATCGTTTTTTGTAGCCGCAGAGACAGAAGCGGACGCCCGAGAGGCGGTAGAAAAAGAGATCTCGCGATTGAAGCGTGACTGCGGGTGGTTCCGCGAGTACGACTGCCTGGGGTGGGGCACAGATTACTACGAGCTGACGGCACTGCCGCTAGGGCGGGTGCTGACGAACGATAACGACTAGGGGGCACACCATGACCCTACGCCTACACGACAACGACAGCCGGGGCGTTCCCGCCGCTGAAAGAGGTTAAATGACATGAGTGCAAATCTAACAGGGAAAACCGTAACAGCGTTCGGCAAGAAATTTAAAGTCCTATCCGGGCCGTATTACAGCGGAAAACGGGACGCTCAAATGCTGCTGGTTTGCAGCTCAGAGGGCTGTGATACCGGCAAAATAGGGGAGTGGCGGGCTAACCAGTTCACCTTGACCGACACACCATGACCCGTCCAAGTTCACGACATCCGCAGCATTCAAACCGACATTGGTGAAATGATATGAGTGAAGAACTGAAGCCGTGCCCGTTCTGCGGGTCAAACGACATCACCCAGGAATTCTGCAATACACCCTGGAGATATATCGGATGTAATCAATGCGAGGAGGAAGGGCCACCAGCAGATTCGCATGGTGAAGCTGTCAGATTATGGAACACTCGCCACATCACCCTAGACCAAGCCAAGCACGTATTGGCAGAGGCGGGCATGGTGGCGGTACCCATAGAAGACTGCACTCATGCTGCGAACACGATGGGGGTTAGAAACTCCGCGGAAGAAGCGGCGCACTATCGGTTCATGGCTATTGATGACGCCGCACAATGACCCTACGACTA